TCAAGAGGTTGAAGTAAATGCCAATGGTACTTCTGGATATGTAGTAAAGCATGGTCCTAACAAAGATAAAATCTTAGGACATCAGTCTACTAAATCTACTAATAACTGGTAATCAGTGAGTAAACTCCAACCAAGTGGTGATAGCATACTTGTCACCACTTAGTGGAGGATTGCCTCTGTGGGTATGTGTATAACCCGCAGGACAAAACATAATGCTACCTTGAGTGGCTGGAATTCTTTTAGATTGATACAGGAACTCTGTTTCTCCACCGTCACTAACTGTATTCAAATATGCCATAGCGAGTATAGCACGTTGACCTGTGTCTCTACTTGCGTGTTCACAATGCCATATATGATAACCTTCGCTTGGTCGTGTGTGTTGTATCTTGATTGAATGTGATATTTGGATCGGGTTTACATTTTCGAATATACCAAATTCTGATATGTAATCATTTACACAATCCTGCATAGCATGATAGTATGGTTGCAGTAGTTTGTTCATGCTAAGAGCAAACGTACCTGTTTCTCCTTCGTCATACAGCATCGAACCGTCCTTGTTCATTTTAGGAGCATTTTCGTTTGCTGTTTGTCTTGTAAGGATACGTGTACCTTCTTGCTGATGATAGTAATCAATTACTTCTTGGCAGTATTCTGGTGATAGTACGTTGTTCCAAACTCTAATAAAGTCTTGCATAAACATATTTAAACTACGCAGTTAATAGGCGTCTTAAAAGCGGTTAAAACACTGTTGCTCGTGTAAAAACACCTAAGACATACAAAGTACTGCGAAACTCCTTAAGTCGGCAAATAAGAGCCATTTAGGGGTGATTTTCATACATTTAAGACGCCTGTCGCAGAGGTGGTTTTTGCACCAAGAGTTTTAGTAAATGTAGTTTTTCCAAGATTCGTGTCTTAGGGTATGCTCAAGAATCTCTTGGTTTTTGATTAGATCATAGTAGGTAGGTTTAAAGGGAACACGTTCTGGTTTTGGATATAAATTATTTCCCTTAGCAACATTGCAAGGTCCACAAGCAGTAACTACATTGGTCCAAGAAGTTTTGCCACCTCGACTGATTGGAAGAACATGATCAAGTGTACAATTACATCTTCTTAATCTTTCATTGCAGTATTGGCAAGTGAATTGATCTCGCAGTAGTACATTGTGTTTTGTAAATCTCACATTAGAATTTTTACGTACATACTTCTTAACCATTACCACAGCAGGAACCCGTGTTTCCCACGAAGGCAAGTTAACAATCCAATCATCATACCATTCAAGGACTGTAACTTTATCTAAAATAAAATACTTAATGGATTCTTGCCATGAAACTGTTGACAGCGGTAAAATGCTGTAGGGTTTTGCATCCGCATTTAGGACAAGTGTATCTGCCACTTCAATACTCCCTTGTATAACTGTATTTATTGTAAATGCCAAACAGAGTTAACACTAACTCTCATAGGCCAATCTGTAGGACTTATTCCTGCGTGTGGAACCGAACTCGGAAAGATAATTGCTCGATTACATTTGTATTCTACAACCTTTGATGGATTGTCTAAATCTATTTGTGATTCCCAAAAGCGTAAATCGCCATCACTGTCAAACGGATACCAAACCACACTCCACGTTCTTTCGATGTCGTCTAACTTCATATCACAATCTCTGTGAGGATATTGTGTTGAAGCAGGAGTTGTTCCGTTGAGTCTTAAGACCTGTAATGCCTTAGGACCGTTAGGCAATAATTCAAGAGCAAAGCAACTTGCAATTACATTGCTTAAACCATTTAATGGATCATCTGCTTCAGGATAATTTTTGTGCCATAGTACACAGTTGAAATAGTTCTCAAACTGATCTTCGTAAGCACTTTGTACCCTGCCATATTCCCATTGCTTTAGATTGCTAATGCTGTTTTGAATAGTAGTTAGTAACCAATTAGGAAATACATCATCGATAATTTTAATATCACTCATTGCCTAAGTTTCCTAAGAATTCTCTTAGTTTTGTACTGTCTGTATCTGCTCTAACCTTTTTAACAGGTGCACCTTCATCGGGCTCATGTACTTCTGTTGTTTCTTCTGTAGTTGTTGTTCTTTTCAAACTGTTCATAATATTACTTCCGCCTATAGGTGCAGATGCATATGAATCTTCATCATCATCAAGATCTCTAATACGTAAACTATCTACATCAAACTCTAAATCAATCTTAGCACCAACACCGCTTGACGAACGTGTCTTCATCAATTGTATCTGATAGCGTCCACGCTCACGCATTGCTCTACTTGTAAAGATACCAATCACGTTATCTGCTGTTTGAATCTTACTCAAGCCACCACTAATGTGCGAGTGATCAAATTCAATTTCTTCTACTGCTCCTCTGTTCAACTGAGATGCTGTCACAAATACTGTTTTACTTTCCATAGCCAAGTTACGTAATTCTTCAGATACAAATTTATCTTTGATAAACAAATCACTTGGCGATACTTTTCTACTCATTGGCATCATCAAATCCAAGTAGTCAATTAACAGTACGTCTACTTTACGTCCTGTTTTAATTTCATATTCTTTCACATAACTTCTAATGTCGTTTGCGTTCTTACCACTTGGCATATATTTGATTTGAAATGCACCTGACTTCTTGCCCATTAGTTTAACTTTCATTTCAACACCATCAAGATCTTTAAAAATCTCTTTTGTTGGAATATCAGTCATCATACTATCAATACGCATTGCAACAAGTGCTTCACTTAATTCAAAAGAAAGATAAATTACATTCATTCCCTCTATTGCCCAGTTGACACCTAAGTTTGCAAGGAACAACGATTTACCTGCACCCGAGCCACCTGCAAAAATATTAAGTTCACCTCTGTTGAATCCACCAAACAGTTTCTTGTCAAGTGTTTTCCAACCTGTGCTCACTTGTCCGTTGTTGTCTTTCAGACCCATAAGTCTTGCTTTAGGATCATCAAAGTAATCAATACCTAAGTCTTTTTGTAGTCCAACTTGTACAGCATTTTTAATTTTATCTTCTACTGGACCATAGTTGCCTTCTTCAAGCAAGTTAGCACTTTCAAGGATTGCTCTTTCAAGTCCTTTGTGTCTTGTAAATGTTTCAAACTCTTGAAGCAACCAATCATAGTGTTCTTCACGTAATCCTTCCGGAGTTTTTAAATCTGTTTTACAACTTGCATTAACCATATCCTGTGTAGGCAATGCGTTATGTTCACTAACATACGTGTTAATAAATTCTGCGGCATCTTGTAATTTACGATCAAACAAAGTATGGTCAAAGATAGTTTGACAACGCACAAACGATTGTGCATCACTTAACATCATTTCAAGATATACTTTCTGTACATCATAACCATAATCTCTATTTTGTTGAGCCATTTAAAATCCTTATTTTCATTTACTATTATACCATACTTTAGGGTCAAAGTCAATATGTTTCTTTTCCGAAGCAAGTACTGCACCAATACACGATCCTGGATCACCTGGATTAGGTGGAATCCACATTGCGTTCCAATTTGGTTTTACTTTGTCCATTGCGTCTTTGTTTAATGCACAGCCTCCTGTAACAACAATGTTTTTACTTGGCATATTAAACGCCATACTTGTTGTAAGTTTTAGAACAAGATCTTCAAAAACAAATTGAACACTGGCGGCAAGATTATCAATATCTTTAATTTCGGGTGCCCACCAATTTAATCCTCTATGACAGTTTTCTTTAAAATTAATTTTACACAGCGGATCAAATGTTACATCAAAGAAATCATCATACAACTTCTGCTTGTACTTGTATTTGTCGCCGGACCTTGCAAGTGTACTAACAACTGCTTCTTGTTTGTTGGGTTCATATCCTAATCTTTGAGTCATTGCACTGTACCACAAACCAAGACTGTTTGGATAACTTTGAGAACTTACTTTTGTCAAACGGTCGCCTGTGCCCTTCCACATAGTAAGTGTTTCAAATTCTCCAATACTATCAATACAGATTATACTTGCGTCTGTATATCCGCTTGTGTAATATCCATATGCCGCATGACTGTCGTGATGCTGTACATATTCAATAGGACATTTTAAATTCCATCTTGCAAGATATTTTTTAATATTATTTTCTCTGAACAAAAATCCTTGACCTGCTTTTAGTTGTCTTAGACTTTTTAAGAAAGGACGTTCGTACCAAACTATTTTATCTGGTTCTCCGTATAGTTCTCTTGCAACACTTAGCATAGTCCAACTAAAGTGTGGATCATTAGGAACTTCTGAAAAGTCTTTGGCAAGTGCCGCCCACTTTAATTCTCCGTCTTTGAATACTGCTAAACTCGCATCGTGGCTGTTTCCAACCATTCCCCAAATTATCATTCTACACCTTTAATTTTTTTATAACCTTTGTGTAATATATAAAACCACAAAC